CCATATTCGCCAACAAGAGTTGGGATACCCATCTTCAATGGGCCGCCTCTTGCCTTTGCATCCATATCAGAACTAAACCAACTATCAGGCAACCACTTCATTGCCCAATCTGGAACAATTTCTTTAATCATTCCAGAAACATCTAGATTAAACAGTCCAGATACCTTATCCCAAATTGCATTTACACCCTTCTTCACAGTTTCACCAATATCCAAGTCTGGAAGAGAGAAACCAGCGAAGTCAAATGCATCTTGAATTAGTCCATAGATTATATCAAAGGGTGCAGTCATTACTTCAATAACACCATCAAAGATAGATGCAATACCTTCACCAACTTTACCAAAGTCTAGTGTGAATATGCCTGTAACGATATCAATGATACCTCTAAAGGCCCCATAGACACCCTCAACCGCCTCAGTAACACTTTCTGTAAGTTTCGATGCAAAGTTCTCAAACCCTAGTTTGTCTAGAATCCATGAAACTGCACCTGTTACCATTCTGATTAATCCACCGACTAGTCCATCAACAACTCCAATGATACCTTCTTGAATACCAGTAATGATATTGCCTTCTTCAGCGTATCCTTTCATAAACCCTTTGACACCATCAATAACACCCATAATCAGTGTTATTGGTAGGAAGAGTTTACCTAATACTGTGCCAATCTTGGAGGCGAAACTTGCGATTGCAGTGAATGACTTTGATGTGGTTATGAAGTTACCAATACCTCTAACCATATTCACAACTTTTTCAAATCCACTTTTCATCAGGTTTCCAGCACCTTTGATTTTTTCAACAACTGTCAAAATTGGATTTGTGAACTTTCCGAATGTTTGTTGCAAGTTTTCAAACATTGCAATCTTGGCAAGTCCTTTTGTATCATCAAACTTGAAAAGATTTAAAACTGTGCTTTTTGCTCTATTAACAATGTCTGTTACTCTTGTTCCCAAGTCTGTAAACTTCTGACTAAATGCAGCCTTTGTCTCATCCAGATTTTGTAGTTTGAATGTGTCACCAACTGTGGTAAATAGTGAAGTTACCTTAGTCGAAAGTAGTTTTTTAGATTCATCAAAGTTTTGAAAAAATGTCAATCCTATTCTGTTGAAAAAACCAGTTATTCTACTAGAAAGTAGTTTTTTAGATTCATCAAAGTTCTGGAGTTTAAATGTGTCAGTTGCTCTAACAAATACATTCTTAACTCCATTTAAGAAATTATCTAGAAAGGTTGGGAGTTTTAGATTTTTAATCTTATCAAGTCCTTTACCAAAGAAGTTCTTGATTGGTGCAAATCTTTCGCCAATAACCCCTGTAAGTTTTTTGAGGAATGCAAATTCTTTTTGTAATTGTTTAAAGAAACTTACCAGAGTAATTACAGGTGCAGCAATAAGTCCAGCAATGACACCAAGTCCAAAACCAGTTTTATCTTTTAATCCCTTTAAGAAAGAATCTTTTAAATCTGCAAGAGATTCTACAATTGCACCCAACAAGGTTTCGTGTCTCTTTCTTGCCGCATTTGCTTCCCCTTTCTCCTCAGTTTCTCTAGAGGCACTAGACATCAGCACCCCTGTAAGTTTACCTAGAGTATTGAGGCCAGGGATTGCATTTGCGAATGATTTAAGAGGAGCAGTAACAGTTTTACCTAAGTCTTTAATTCCCTCAGACAAGTCATTTTTAATGACCTGAGATGCTTCATTAAGTTTACCAGAAGACTCCTTAGTTGCAGCCGTCTGTTTCTTAACTTCTTCCTTTACTGTTTTGAACTCATCAATGAGTTTTCTGATACCTTGTTCTTCTGCCATTTATTTTACTTCTTTTTATCTGAGTAAGCGTTTGCTCCAAAGAAACCCATTACAATAGCGGCGACTGAAACAAAGTAAGTTGCGGCCATATCACCAAGAATCTTTGATGCATTATCAAGTCCAATCCAGTTTGCAAGAACTACTGCAAATGGATACAACAACATACCAAAAAGTGAGAACCAAGCCATTTGACGCATAGCGTCCCTACGGGCATCTGCATCTTCAAGTTCTTTTCTCTTGAACTCAAGATACATCTCTCTTTCATCATCTGTTACAACACCATCCCCATTTGTATCTGCTGGATGGTATCCTTGTTCTTTAATCTCTTCAGTCATTTTTCTCTCCTCGACTATTTATTGTTAGCCTTCTCGTGTCTTGCTTTCATATTTTCTTGTTCAATCCACTGCATGAGAAGGTTGACATATATCTCCCTCTCCCACGGCAACATATTTTCTAACTCTGTCAAGGAGTATTTGTGGTGTTGCATTAACGCAAAGTTTAACTTAAAGTAATTCTCTAAGTTATTGTGAGAGAGGGCTATTAGAAAAAACTCTGCATCCCTTCAAGCACAACTTCACTTTCAACACCAGTATTTGGGTTCTTTACCTTGACAGCATGTTTCACTCTAGGCATTGTCTCAAAGAACGACTGAACCTTTTGGAACTGGTCGTGTGTCATGGATTCGATGAACTCATCCAAATCTTTCTGTGACATATCTGCCTTATCATAAACATTTTCTGCATCATAAATTTGACGAACACACCCAGCAATCATTTTGAATGCCTCTTCAGGTTTGTTTGGATCAATATTCATATTTTCAACTCTTGGATACTCCAGTGTCATACCAACTGTATCAGTCAGTTTAACTTCTGGACTGTGAGTCACATCTCGTTTACATTCAATATCACTTAGGTTGATTTCAACAGGAACTTTTGTCTCGTTGTCATCTGGACATGTAATGTTTACTTCTACCATTTCTCCAATTGATTTTGATCTCAATTGAATAAAGACATATTCAATGTCAAAGAACGGTAGAGTCTTTGGTTGCAGTTTGCCAAATGTGCAGTCGTGAATTATTTGTTCTACTGCACGAAGCATATCTGTTTGGTTGCCAGTTGATTGTGCAACCATTAACACCTTCTCTTCTTTTACAAGGAATGGACGGTATTCAACTTTTTCTCCAGTTGAAGGGAGCGTCAATTCATACTTGGCTGTCGCCAGCGATGGTAATGCCATAATTATCTCCTATACATTACGATTAAAATCCACCAAATCCTCCAATTTTAAATTGACTTAGTGGGTTTGTAGATTTAGTTATACCCTTAAAAAAGTTCTTAAAGGCAACTACTTTATTTACTGCGAATACTACCTGATCTCTTGCGGCTAATGCTTGATTGATGCCACCTTTAATTGTTCTGATACCATCATTGATACCATCAGGGAATCCCTCAGTAATACCTCTTTGTTTTACAGTTTTGGGTTCATACCCAGCGTAAACTTTTGTTGGTTGATTTCCAATTGCAACAGTCCCTCTTGGAATAGGGCCATCTTCTGTTCTAACCCATGATGCAGTAATATCGTCTGGCTGTTGAACTTGTAGTGGTGCCCAATCTCTGAATGCCATGTTTATAGTTGCTCTTGCAATTTCATTCTGTGATGCATTTGAAAATTCTACTGCACCAACAGTCTTAGGGAAAACATCTCTAATCAAAATACCAGCAGTATATCTATTCGCTTCATCCAACTGATACACATACATATTCGATGTATATTCATTATAGTAATTCAAATTATATGTAGTAGGGTCTACAATCAAGTCTTGCCAATCATTGAATAACCATCTTTCTTCATGGTTTGGCCTTAAAAGAAAAGTCATTGCAATATCTTCTGCATAACTTATTCCCTGTGCCACCTCATATGAAGGCCCATATGTATTATCGTCTGTTGTTGTTCTGATGTTCTTGCCGGGGAATGATACTGACTCCAGGCGAAGACTTAAATCTCTTACTGTTTGTCCACTAGAGTTAAGTGCGTTTGGTGTAAGGATGAATGCCTTGAACCTATTGGTTCTTGCACTACCTTTGCTGAATGTTGAAACGAATTGATCGTATTCGTAAGACATTATTGTGGTCTCCTAGGCGCATTTGCCATTCTTCTTGAATCAGAATACACCTTACTATCTGTTGCTTTCACAAACCTTTGAACTGGTAACAACACAGCCATCATCATCTCATCTGCATCAATCCTACGGAATGGTGTTCTAACATGGTCTGCCAAATACCGTTTTACGGTTGGTTTGACAAGTGGGTTTCTTTTGATACGATTCCATGTCAAACGAATTCTTGTGTCTTCATCCATTCTGTT